CCCAGGTTGTTGCCGATCAGGCCGTAGACGCCAAACGTGGTGGAGGTGCTGGGCTTGCTGGTGGCGCTGAAGACCGCCTGATAGGTGTTGCCCAGCCCTCGGGCCATGAACACATCGGCGCCGCCGTCGTTTTCTGCGTTGCCGATGTCGTTCGCCGCAGCGCGGCCGGCGATGCGATCAGCCGAGCGGATCCGGCCGCCGTCCGGGCGGTGGTAGATCGTGATGCGGGCGCTGCTGCTGTTGGCGCCGCTGCTGCCCAGGTCATAAGTGTTGATCGTTGAATCGCCGATCGCAAACCCGTTGGGGTCAATCCCGGCCAGTCGGCCCTCGCCAACCATGAAAACGGCACGCACCATTTGACTGCCGCCCAGGCTCCAAATCTGCGACCACAGCAGGGTGGCGTTCACCCTGACGCCGCCATAGGTCACGCCGCCGATGGTTTCGCGGTTGGCGTAGACCACGGGGATAGGCTCGCCGATCGCGGCCACGTCCTGGACCGCATCGAACCCGCCACGGGGCGCTAGGGATTCAATGCTCGTCTGGTTGCGCCCCTGCACCTGCCGCTGACCTAGCTCCGCCGTGCGCCGGTTACGGGGGGCGTTGGGGGCCAGCAGGACGCTGATCAGCTGGGCGCCGATGCTGATAGCCGTAGTGACCAGCACCACGATCTGCGCTGCGGTGAACTCGACGATGCCAGCCGTTACCGCAGGCTTGGGCGCCTCTGCTGCACGCTTGCGGACCTCATCGCGCCAGATCTCGTACTGCTCATCGCTTAGGCCCAGCAGCTCAGCCAGATAGCGATCAGATGGCAGCATCGCGGGGCCTCCAGTATTCGAGGGGCATGAGCTGGCCGGCGATTTCCAGCGGCAACCACTGCGCCCCGCGGCGGTGATGCACGATCAGCAGGCCGTCATCAACCACCACGCCAACACTGAGACCCAGGGGCTGGCGGTGGAGCGCCAGCGCATACTGCTCCAGTCTGTGGGGGACCATCAGGCGCCTCCATTCTCGCTGCAGCTGCTCCCATTGCCCGGTGGCGGCCATGACGAACCACTGAGGGTCCAGATCGGGCATGGCCAGGCCAGCGGATCGGCGGACCTTGGCGGCCATCACCAGGCAGCAGATACCCTCGCCGTCGTCAGGGTCGGCGCCGATCACATGCGGCAGGCGGGCGCTTACCCAGGCGGGCCAGTCTGCGGTCATAAGGATTCAGTTATTTCCTCATACCACTGTTGGTCCATGTCTTCGTAAACCACGGTGATTGATTTGGATACGGGATCAGTCGTTACCGTAATCTTGTCAGGTCGTTCTGTGTTGCAGAATATGTCACACAGTAGGTCTAGCGTTTCTTGAGAGATGGTCATGGCTGTTCCTCTTCTGTGCTGTTTCGAGACTCCTTGATTGCCTTTCTGAAGATCGCTATTGCCCTCTGGCCTTCCTCTGACTGCAGCCAAGATAGCCTCGCCTCTAGCGCCGATGCGGTTCGCTCCAGTGACTCAATTCTTTCCCGATCAGATCGCATAAGATTAACCGCGGGCTTTGATTTCTTCATTCTACTGCAGCGTCAGATTCCCGCTGGTGGGTAGCGCACCCACCAGCACCTGAGACAGCACCCTGCCGCCGGGCGTCTGTACTGCATCGAGGGGGCTAGCCAGCTGCAGCCTTACGATTGGCTCGCTTACGTCGCCCTGCAGCTGCTGCGCGGCCCAGTATTCCGTCGTGAGCAGCACGCCCAGCGACTGGTCAACCCGGTTGACCTTTACCGATCGCACCTCCAGTAGCCACCGTTCGCGGCTGGCCTCGGCAAACACGTTCACGCTCAGCGCCGACACCGGCGCGGCCACCACCGCCTCGGATCGATCACCGCCTCGGGTACTGGAGTTGGTGGCCACCGCCACCGGTAGGTAGGGGTAGCTCTGGCCGTTGTGCGCGATGGTCTGGCCGATGAAATAGTTCTGGGCCAGCCAGGTGGTATAGGTGCCATCCCGGCGCTTGAACCGCAGGAAGTTGCAGAGTTCCATTAGGGCAGGCCGGCTCCACGCCGGTCCGTGGGGTTGTTCTTGTAGCGCTTCAGGGCCAGTGCGGCGCCTTGCTTGGCAGACTCGCGGCCGATCCGTTGCGCCTCATCCTTGGTGACGAAATCGAGCTCGCCAATCTGCACAGTCTCGAATCGGATAAGGCCATCACCGCCGCCCGCACCCATGCCAGCAGCGCCCATGCCGCCGTCGATGCCGCCGCGCTGGAATGGCACGCTCAGGCCCTCCATGCCGCGCTGGAACGGCACACTCAGGCCGCTGCTGGAGCTGGAACCGCCGCCCTGCTGGGAGGCCTTGGCAGCGGTGGCCTGGAACGGCACCGACAGGCCCCGCAGGCTGGCGTTGTTGATCGCCTCCAGCGCCTCGGTGGCCTCAGCCGGAATGATGCTGCCGGCCTGGTAGGGCACGAACAGCTCGGGGCCGTTCTCGCCGACTGGGTAGGGGCGACCGGCTGAGACGCCGCCGCCGAGAGCGCGGCCGAAGAACGGGATGCCGGTATCGCCGGCTGCGAATCCGCCTGGGTCAAAGCTCAGGCCGGGGCTCACACCGCCAGCGCCGAATGGGCCGGCACTGCCTGGGGAGAATCCACCAGCAGCACCAGATACCCCGCGCAGCACATTGAAGATGGTCTGCAGCGCGATCAACGTCATTTGCTTGGCGATGATCTCTGCGGCCATCTGCGCGAATCCTTGCGCCACGTCTTGGAAGAATCCGGCCAGCACCTGCCGGGCGCTCGCTGCGCCGCTGATCAGGTCGCGGAACGCATTGCCGAACGCCCCACCGATGGTCTCGGCAGACCTGCCCGCCAGGGTGGCGATGCTGGTCATTTCGGCTAGGTCATCCTTCAGGGTGGCGATCCGGGCCTCGATCGCCATGCCCTGGGTCTGGAAGGCAGCTGGCTCGGCGGCCTGGCTGGTCAGCTGCTGCATCATGCGCACCCGTTCGGCCATCAGGTCGTTAATGTCCTGCTCTGCCTTGATCTGGGCGTTTTTCAGAGCGTGCTCTTTCTCCGATTCGATCCGCGCCAGCTGTTGCTCGGCGTTGTAATCGATGCCCAGCTCGACCAGCTGTTTCTCCAGCTCCTGAAACTCTCTCTTGGACTGAATCGCCCTGTCATTGATCTCCAGCTGCTCAAAGGCGTACTCCAGTCGGCGGCGATCAAGATCAGTTGTTGCGCCCAACAGCTCGCTTTCTTGATTGAGCTTGACGACAGACTGGGTCCTGGCCTCGATGAACTTTTCAAGCTCGGCGGTGGTGGATTGTTGGCGTTCGCGGAGTTGTTCGGCGGCTTGGGCTTGATCTTGAAATCCCTGAGCGGTCAGGCCTTCAATATCGCCTTGCCCACCAGTCAACGCCCGGTAGCGCTCCAGCACTCTGCCGGGATAGTCCCGAGACTCTTGGCTGTTGCCGCCTGGAGTGCGCTGCTGTGCTCCAGGGCCCTGGTTGTAGGCGCGCAATCCGCCCTCTAGCCCAAACCGGTCCAGTTGCTGGCGGAGATACTTGGCGCCACCCATCAGGTTCTGCATCGGGTCGTAGGGGTTTACCCCGAGCTCGCGGGCGGTGCCTGGCATGAGCTGACTCAGGCCGATCGCGCCAGAGCGGCTGATCGCCGTTTGCCGGTTGCCAGACTCCTGCTCAACCAGTGCGGCATACAGTGCGGCGTCCACATTGTTCGCGCGGGCGGCGGCGATGATCTCCCGACCGAAAGGCCGGGCCGCGATGATCTCCTCAATGGATCGCGTCTTGGCCGCACCACCACCCCCGCCGCCAGGGCTGCCGCCGCCAGGCAGCGCAGGCGCCGAGGGAGCGCCGGGAAGGGTGCCGGGGATTGGGGCAGTGGCGGGGAGTGCCGCGGCCTGGGGCGCTGCGCTGGGGCGGAAGTTCAGCGCCTGCTCCATGGCGCCGGCCATGTCCACGCCCAGCAGCTTGAGGATGCCTTGCATGGGGTTGAGCTGGCCCAGCATCTGAGAGATCAGCCGGCCCCAGTTGATCCCGATCGACTCGAACACTCCGCCGAAGATGGACTGAATGTTGATTCCCAGCTGCCTGAAGGCCGCGTCCACCGGGTTGAGCGTGTTCAGTAGGTTCTGCATTGCCTGCCGACCGACCGACTCCACGGCTCGGAATGCGTTCACCGCGAAGTTGCGGACGCTGGCGATAACCGCCTGGGCCCTGGCCGCCGCCGCCTGAACGTCTCGCTGCAGCGCCTGGAAAAACACCTCAAACCGGGCCGGGATCGTATTCACGAACTCCCGGAACGGCTCGTTGAACTTGTAGGCCGCCGCCGTGGCCGCCGCGATGCCCGCCGCTGCCAATGCCCAAGGCCCCAGCACCGCCAGGTTCAGAGCAACGGCAGCATTCCTTGCAACGGTCGCCGCTGCGCTGAAATTGGTCAGCCCCGCAATCGCCGCCTTCGCCCCGCTCACGCCGCCCACCAGCGCCAGCGCGCCAGACACGGCATTCACTGCCACCACCAGGCCCAGGGTGCTGATCCCTGCGGCAGCAGCGGCAGCGCCGATATTCCTGATCGGATCAGGCAGTTTCATCGCTGCGCTGATCGCCAGGTTGAACGTGTCAATCAACGGCTTCATTGCCGCGCCGATCATCCCGCCGATCTGATTGGCCAGGTATTCGGCGTTGCCGCCGGCTACCAGAATTGAGTAGTTGAAACCCTGCATCTTCTTCTGGGTTTCCTGCGCAGTGCCGCCGGCGTCGCGGACCTTTCCAAACATGCGAACAATGTCCTGCTCAGACCTAGCCAAGACAGACTCAAAAGACCTGCCGGATTCTTCGCCAAATATGGCTTTAGCAAGTATCGCTCTATCTGTGGCGTTCAATGTATCCATCTGCCGCTTTATCGCAATTAGCGTCTGATCTAGCGGCTTCAACTTTCCACTGGTATCCAGAACCTGAGAGCCAAGTACGCTCATTGCGTCAATCATTTTCTGGCTGCCACGGATCAGATTCTGCATCTCGCTATCGCCGCCGCCAGCAGCAATCTGGAGCCTATTCAAGCCGGTTGATAGAGATGTACCTGCCCGGCTTGCGCGCACGCCAGCATCGGCGAATAGTGCAATCAATGCCGCAGTATCTTCGACGCTTACATTTAGCTTGCTTGCGGTGCCAGCCGCATAGCTCATCGCCTCGCCCACGTCCAACACTGTCTGATTGGCGCTGTTGGCGGACTTCACCAGAACGTCAACAATGCCGCTGGTCTGGCTGGCGTCAACCTGGAAGGTCTTCAGCACCGTGCCGACGATGCCGCCCATGTCCGCAAACGCCGTATCGCTCGCCTCAGCGCCCAGCACGATGCCCCGCAAGGCCTTTGTGGTCTGATCGGCGCTGAATCCTGCCCGGCTCAGCGACGTGGCCAGCGCAGCCACCTCAGTGGGTGTGCCGGCTGCGACGGCTGCCACGGCCTCAATCTCCTTGCGCAGCACGCCGAACGATCCGGCGCCGCCTTCAATGGCCGCCGCCTTGCGCACCTCAGCGTCGAACTTGCCGGCCTGCATCGTGATCTGCTGCAGCCCGCGGCCGATACCTGCCGCTGCCAAGCCCGTGGCGAGTTTGCGGCCCAGCGAATCACCGGCAGCGGTGGCCGTGGTGTCGAGGCCCCGAAGCTTACCTTCGAGCTTCTGGATCTCGGCGCCGTACCGCTGAAACTCACGGCTGCCGATTTTGGCCTGTTCCTGCAGCCCGCGGAATGCGCCGATGCTGCTGCGGATCCCGGCGATCGTGCTGTCATTGGCGCGGGCGAACTGGAACGTCGCTGCACGCAGCGCGCTCATCTCGCGGGCCGTGGTCTGGCTGCCCTTTGCCAGATCCTGCAGCGATCGCCTCACCCGGTCGATATTCCCGCCGCCCTTCACCTCGGCCGACAGCCGGATGGCGGTATCTAGGCTCATCCGGGCCATGTGTTATCCGATCGCCAGTCCTGGGGTCAGGCTATGGAGGGCGGGCAGAGGGGTGCCTGGCGGATGGCGGGCACCGATGCTGGATCACGGCTCTTCCTTAATGCACCTCTCTCTTTGCCCTGTTAGGTAAAGATAGTCATAATCCTCACTTGGTTGCTCTTCCTCCATCGACATAAAAACAATACCTCTACCTTGTTCCCATTCATCCACTGCCTTAATGTATAAGTTTAAAGAATCCCTGAGAACTTCGGCTTTACTTCGGTTAGTTTTTTCTGCAAGATCATTTAATGCTTTAATATAAACGTCATCAGTGCGAAAGGAAACAGAGTACGAGTTCAACTTTTCTTTGTCTTGACTTTTGAACAATTTGCGAATGGACTGGATCATTGGTTCTCCTCTTTGCTTTTATTCAAAAGATAATTCATCTCTTCCTGGTCTTTCTTCATCCGAGTTTCTAGCAGCCTCAGGCGAGGCTCAATGTCTTGCGGGAATCGCACTTGACCATCCCAGTGGGGAGAGGCGCTGTTGCGCTGACCTTGGAGGCGTTGGCGGGCTTTTGCCTGGGATCTGCTGAACGCCTCTGTTTTGTGAAAGAAAAGCGCACACATAGCAGCAACACCTAGCGAGCACAGTATTAATCCAGCTCGCGGCGTGGCCCTGATAACAGCTACGCTAGAAATAAAAGCAAACAAGAAAGTACAGTAAAACACTAGATAGTGCCTATCAATAAAATCATACAGCTTGTCTTTCATTGGCTTTCCTCGGGTGACGTAGCAGTTTTACCCAGCACGAACGGCATCAGCCATTCGATTACGCCTTCTTGGCATAGGGCCTCGAAGAATGCTGGGTTGTTTTCGATGGAGGATTTGAGTTCTGGGGTGCAGAACACAAACTCGGTTTTACCTTTTACGCATGCTTCGGCGCCAGCTTTGACTATTTCTATCCCTCCATCAAGTGCATCGAGCCAGTCCTCTATGTCTAACAGTGCTGCAGCCCGCTCCAAGTCTTTCTTGCATTTATTAGAAAGACCAATTTTATGCGGAAACTTATCTTCAGCCATCACTTCCCTCCGACGGCACAGCCCAAGTGCCACGCGCAGAACGCTTGAATCCCCGGCGCTCTGCAATCTTGTCGTGGGCCTTGAAAAACCGCCGACGCCAGAGCGGCTTGCCGTCGCAGTCCAGGGCAACGTCAACGCTGCCGAGAGGTAGCAACGGGCGGCAGTGATCGCAGAACTCCTCAGTTTTGTAAGAAGCGCGGCCCTTTGTAAAGCCCGAGAATTCCAGGTAGATCGCGTCAACTAGGGCGTGATAGGGAATTTTGCGATCCGTAACCGGCACAGCTGGTGCAGCCGGCTCGGGCGCCTGCAGCGCCTCCACCTTGAGTTTAATGGCAGCAGTGAGCATCTCCAGCGCGGCCAGGTCGGCCGCTAGGGAGTCGAGAAGATGGGTTGTCATGGCGAGTGGTTGGAACGGCGCACGGCTGGCGCACCTGCCCCACACCCTACCGCACCGGAACCCATTTCGCACCCCTCACCCCCGCGCCGCCCCCAGATACTCCCGCTCCAGCAGCCGCAGATCCTCCAGCAGCCACACCCGGTCGGAGCGCTTCACGCCCTCATCCTTGGCGCATTGGATGAACACCCCGTAATCGAGGCCTACGGGGCCATTCATCCCCACCCGCCACTGGGTCTGCATCTTCAGGAACCACGCCAGCGCTTCGCAGTTTTCCGGCAGGATCCCGAACGTCTCGGGCCGCTGCTCTGCCTCGGGCACCGCCAGGCCGAACACGGCAGCAGCGTCGGCCGCATCCTTGCCGTCGTCAGCATCACCTTTCGCGGCGCCAGCGAGGAACAGCGCCGCGTCTACGAGTTTTTTGCGCGGAACCCTCCTTGCTTGGCGGCGGACTTGGCAGGCTCGCCGGCGGCGCTGGGCTTGCCGATACTGGCGACCCAGGCATTGAAGATCGCCGACGCAGCGCCCTGCATCCGCAGCATCTTGGCCTTGGCAGCATCGGTGAACTCGACAGGCTCGCCAGCCTCGTCCACCACCTCTTCACCCCAGCCGCAGAGCACCTCGGCGGCCAGATCCTCATAGGTGCACGGCAGCGGCTCAGTGAGCACCTCCAGGTCATTGCTGCCCCGGTAGCTCTGCAGCGCCTCGTAGCGCTTGATGGTGGCCACGATCAGCGCATTGTGCTGCTCGTTGAGATCGTCGCAATCCTCCTGGTCCAGCACCCGGAAATGGGCGGTGAAGGTGTAGGCCTTCTTTAGGCCCGCCTTCACCGGCAGATCAACCGATACCGGCCACTCGATGTGGTCCGGCTCGTAGAGATGGAACATGGCGAATCAGAAGAAAACGAGGCGGGTTTCGTCGTTGCCGGCTGCGGATTTGGGCAGCGCGGTAAATGGGATCTGCAGCATGCTGACCCCGTCAGAATCAGGGAACGAGAGGTCGCCGCTGATCGCCGCTCGGGGGCAGAAGAAGATGGAGCTTTCGGTAGCCGTCGTGCCCTGCTGCACAACGAACGGGCCATCGCTGGCGCCGCTGTTGTCAGCTGCAGCGGTGAAGAAGTTCTTCGTCGCCACAGGCGGGTTCTCGATCGTGATTGTGCCGTTCGGGTTGGGGCGGTCGGTGATGCGGGCGTGAGGTTCGCAGCCGATCAGCGAGCGGAACACGGTTGACACGCCCCAGTCGAAGGTGAAGCCTTCGGAGCAGGGATCGAAGCCTTGGAACCGGATTGCCTTGGTGTGGGTCGGGGTGACGGGCACCGGCTCGGCTTGGTTGCTGTAGACGAATCCTTCAGCGCTCTTTGCGGTGGGGGTGGTGTAGCGGCCGACGCCGGTGATGGTGAAGGTGCCGTAACCGTTCAGGGTGCTGTTGAGGGCCGGGCTGCCACGGAATCCTTCGATCCGGTGAACGTTGACGCCGTCCTTGACCGCCACGATGGTGCAGCTGCTGCCGTTGCCAAAGGTGCTGATCGGCTGCAGCAGGGACAGCGCGGGGATTTTATAGCCCACTGCGCCGCCGGTGAACGATGCGGCGGAAGGAACCACCGTCACCTGCCGGCTGGCCCCGTCGTGCGCCACGATCACGCCCTTGTGGCCCGTGTTGGCGCCGCTGGTGATCTCGATTGGCAGCCCCAGGTAGGCGTCGCTTGCGGGGTTGCTGCCGCCCAGGTCCGCCAGGGTGAGGGTGTTGGCGCCGCCTGCGGTGGCTGTGCCGGTCAGCTCGGCGAATGCCGAGACGTTCATCCCGGCTGCCTGCAGCAGTGGCGTAAACCGAGGGGCGGTGGCGGCGACGCCAGAGCCGCCCCACTCGAATGTCACCGTGACGGCGACGTGCTCGTTGGTGAGCGGCTGGCGATCGGCGCCGAGGAAGCCCTTGATCAGGTTCCGCTCGACTCGGGGGCCGGTGATCGGGTTGATCTCCAGCGACACGATCTTCACCGCGTCGGTGTTGGCGATCGAGCTGGCCAGGGTGCCGTAACTGGTTTCGGCCTTCACCAGCGCGAACGTGTTACGAATCAGGAGTGCCATCAGTCTTTCGCCTTGCTGGGTTGAGCGGGCTTGGCGGGCTCAGGCTTGGGCGCCTCAGCAGCGGGCACCATCTGGCCGCTGGGGAGCATCACGTACTCGCCAGACAGGCCGTGGTGCTCATAGTGTTGGTCGGCCGCCATGGTTGGGGGTGAGCTTCCGTAAGATCAGCCTATGGAGCCGCGTTGATCGCGTCGTCGCGGGTCCGGTAGCGGATCAGGAAACGGTGCTGCATCCAGCCGGCAGTGGCGTCGGCCTGTTCGTACTCCGGCCGCCAGCCATCGGGCTGCACGTCATGGGCCAGGCCGCCAAGGGTGCGATCGCTCATCATGCGGGCGTGCACGTCTACGCCGATAGGGTCGGCCAGCTGGTCGGGCACGTCGCCGCGAACGTAGATCTCGATTAGCACCGGCAGCGCCTGATCGAGCCGGCCCAGGCTGGCGCCGGTGGTGCGCGGGGCGTTGACTGGGTTGTCCTCGCCGGGGCTGACGATCAGCGCCGGGGCCTCCGACCTGGAGAGCGCCTGCACCCGGCTGCGGTAGATCCTGATGCCGACCTGCACCGTGCCGGGGAGGGTGACGGTGGCGATGTGGTTCAGGATCTGCTCTCGGAGGCTGGGGGTGGTCATGGGGTGGGGTGGGGCGGAGTAGTCGGGGACACTACGAGGTGCGGTTTGGCCTCTCGATTTCTTCAGGCTTGAGTGGCGTTCTGAGCCATGCCTTGAACTCTCGGTCCAGTTCTGCAAGGTCGCAGGCTGGGCCGATGCTGAACGCCAGCAGCGTTTCGGGTGGGCACTGGGCCAGAGTGTTCTGAGTGGTGGTAAGTGTGTTCATTGCGTTACGGTATCGCCGCCGCGATGGCGTTGATCAGAGCGGTCACGCGGGCGTCGAGCAGGGCGAGATCGAGGGATCCGCCGATGCTGTAGAAGGCGATGCGGGCGTTGGAATTATTGCCCCCAGTGTTATTGGAGAAGATAAAATAATTCCCTGTAGACACTCCACTGCTAGCAGTGGATTGAGTGCCCGAATTGCTACCATCTCGCCATGAGTAACTAGCCGATGAAGCCCTAGAGACTCCCAAGAGAACAGGAACAGCAGTATTAGATGAGTGCGAATTAAGGACTGAAGTTTGAACTCTAGCCCGAAAACCTGTTGTGTTACCCACTATCGCAAAAGTGGCTGTCGCTGGAGCTGCAGGAAATGTCGTGCCCGATAAATATCGGCCTGTCGCAATATCTCTAGTACTTACATAAACCGCGCCATGAACGTTATCTTGTTCATCACTCGAACACAACCTATTGCTATTTAAATATTTTGTATTTCCATCCCCCATTAGTCCTGTCTTTCGGTTGTAATCCCCCGCCACAAAGCCAAAGTTTGTCGGCGCCGCCCCCACCAACGGCACCAGCGCACCGGCCAGTGTGCGGGCACCGGCCATGATGCAACTGGCCTTGATAGCGCTCCAGATCCCATCAGCTTTGCACCCCACCACAAACGCATTGATTGCATCGCGCACTGCGGTTTCCAGTGCCTGGCCATCGGCGGTCTCGACGGCGGTGATGTAGGCCTGTGCGTCGGGGTCGTAGGCACTCACCCTCCGTCTCTGAACAATCAGCATCCGATTCCCTCCTGCATAAGGCCCCCTGCGCCACTCATGCTGGCAGCTCATTGATCCATCCAGCAGAGAGGTCAAACGGCTGGCCTGCCTCGATCTGCTGGCGCAGTTCTTTCGCCCGCTCTATGTTGCCGTAGCCCGCCTCGACCAGCGCCTGATGCCGCTGCAGCAGGTCGATCATGGTGGCCGTTGCCGTGCCCTCCTGATCGCGCCGGATGGCCTCAGCCAGCAGCACGGCCAGCATTGGATCTTCGTTGCTCGGATACAGCCTGGCGTTAGCCTGCAGCCTCGCGGCCTCCACCTGATTGAGCAGCTCCTCCTCTGGCCGGCGGAGTACCTCCAACGTCTCTTCCCATGTCCCAGCAGGGCCGCCGGGCTTCGGGTTGGGGTAGTCCACAGGACCCCAGCTGGCCACCTCGTAGAAAATCTGAGAGTCGTACTCGCGCACCTGAGGTTCGCGCCTCAGGTAGAACTTGATCTGGGTGCCGTCGTAGGGCAGACCGAAAAGGTTGGGCCACCTGGCGCCGGCTGGGTTGGTGGGTACATCGCTCCTCATCGGCACAAACAGATCGACGCTTTGGCCCTCGCGCGGGCCTTGCTCGTCGTAGTACCGAATGCCGGTGTCGAGATTGGTCTTGATGGTGTCAGTCATGGTTAGACAGCAGAACGGGTAAACAGAAATTGAGCGAAGAGGCCTTGGGCGCCAGTGCCCACGCCGATCAGATCGACGCCGATCCGATCACCAGCGGTGAATGTTGCGCCGGTGATGTTGGCCGACACGTCAACCAGGCTGGCGCCTGATGCCAGCGTGGCGTTGCCCGTCAGCACGCTCGTCTTCACGCCCGCCGCCGTTCGGCGGTAGGCGTTGAACGTCGTGCTGCTGCTGCCGGTGGTGTCGATGTGAGAGCCAAACCGCACGGCCGTCAGAGTGAAGTTGCCAGACGGTACTGGCACCGGCACCTCGGCATAGTTGGTGCCAGCCGTTGCGGTCTCGCCACGGTTGCTGAGCACCAGTATTAGGCCGTCGCCGAGAGGCCCTAGGTCGGCGTATGTGCTAGGAATCGACGGCAATCCAGACAGGCTGCCATAAGCGATCTGTGCCCCATCGCCGCCGTTGTGGTCGTGGCTGTTGCCGTTCGTGACGCCTTGCGCTGCGGGGGCGAAGTCCGTGCTGGCTGCTGCTGCTGCCGTGCCCAGGGTGGGCAACCCGCTCAGGTCCGCATAGGCCCCAGTGAATCCCACCCGGGCCATCGCCGCGCCAGTGTTCACCAGGATGGTCCCGGTGTTGACGTTCACCCTCACTACGCTGCCGACCTGTTGCACCTCGCCAGATGCCGGGATCGTCGCCACCAGGGCGCCGCCAGCGCCGACATAGAGATGATCGCCCAGCTGATAACTGTTGGTATTGAAAGGCCTCAGCTCGCCCAGGATCACGGCGTCGCCATCGCCGTTGTTGGCAAGGGTGGTCTCCAGCACGGCGATCGCTGGCATTTTGAGCGGATCGGTCGGGTCGCAGGCCGCCACTGTGATCCGATCGGTGTCGCCCACGCTGCCAGTCGCATAGACCGCCGTGCCCGCCGCTAGGGGGCCGCCGCTGGTGTTTCTGACGTGAACGTAAAAGTTGCCGGCGATGCTGCCGTGGATGTGGGGGATGGCAACCGGCGCCGTGCCGGTGATCGTCAGGCCGGCAAATGATGGGCTGTCAGCCGTGCCCAGGCCCAGCAGCGTGCGCTGTGCGGCAGAGCTGAGCGCCTCCACCATGGCGCGGCCTGCCGCGGTGCTGGCGCTGGTCCACCATGCCGCGATGGCCTGCCGCACCCGTTGCGCCGTAAACGCCCGCCGGGTCGTCGCGGTGCCGGTCTCGGCCTCAGCCTGCTCGATTGTGGCAGCGGTCCATTCGCGGGCGTCGCTCAGCCGGGCATCGCTCAGCCCCACATAGGCCGCGTCACCCTCGGCGGCGGTCAGGTAGCCAGGATGCGGGTCGGCTGCTGCCTCATGCGCTCCGATTGCCGCTGCCACCTCCGAGTCTCTGGCGATCCCTGCAGGGATGTCGCCATCGGTCAGCGCAGTGGCTGATTGTCTGTATCGAGAGTCTCCTTCGGCCTGAGTCAGGTAGCCGGGATGGGGATCGGCTGCTGCTACGTGGGCGGCGACCGCGCCCAGCGCCTCCCGCGCCTCAATCCCATCCTCCAGCTTGTCCAGGTTGCCATCATGCTCCGCCGCTGTGAGCGGCGTGCCCTTGACCAGCCGCCGGGTCAGATTCAGCGTCATGCGAACACCCCGGCCTCAAAAACGCCTTCGACATACACCGTAAAGACGGCCTCAATCTTCTCCAGCGCTGCAACACAGAACATCCCATCCCCTTGCTTCATCGGTTCGTGGATGACTTTGAATGAATCCCCATTTACGGAAATCAGATCCCCGTAGGACAAGGCGGCAAACAAATCGGAACGCAAGTTATGCAGCGCATATTCAGTGCTTACAACTTGGTCGCGTAAAATTAGCTCTCCATTTTGTTCTAAAATGGCATCACCAATGACGGCGCCCCATACGACTGAAACGCCGCCAAGTTGGCGATTAACCGCTCGGGCTAGCAGATTGTGTCGGCTGGCCCAGCTCATTCTCAGGTCACAGCAGTTGCGGTCTGATTGGAAGCTGATGGCATCAGCTTCACTTCGATAAAGCCAGCCACTGCGCCAGAGGTGGTCAGATTGATGCCGATCAGCACGTTGGCGGTAGTAGAAGCTGTCGTAACCTTCTTCACTCCATTGCCACTAAGCACCACGTAAACCGGCAGGCCCACGGATGCAAACTCTTCGCTGCCCAGCTTTTCAAGCAAATACACACCAGTGGTGCACAGCTCAACATTTGCGCCGCTGGCAGCATCAGTGACGGCAACGCCACGGATACGGCCAACCTGCACAAACTCACCGGACTTGACTGCAGCTGGAGCAGCAACAGTAAGGGTATCACCCCTTTGAATGTAGTTCTTCATGGTTTTTTTGAGTCCTCAGGATAGAAGTAATCAAGCACCGGTAGACCGGTAGAAGCCGCGATAATCCGACACCGTGATGCCAAACTCTTCGCGTACCAGCAGCTCAACACCGTCAGGATCGCGGCGTTCGATCGTGGTGATCGTCGGGCCCGGCTCGCCTTCGAGATAGCCGTATTCCAGCATCTCAATACGATTCGGACTGGCGGCCATGTACCACAGCGCAGAGCTGCGGGTTTCAAGCCGGTTCTCAACGATCAGCTGCATTCCGCCAGCGAACGGATTAGGGCCACTGTTGCCAGTCAGTGCAGCAGGGGCATAGCCAGCAGGGAACAGGAACTGCAGAGCAGTCGTCTCAATGCTGGTAGGCACCATCAGGAATGCCGGGGCGAGGTTGAGCTCGTTGCCAGCAATGTCCTTCTGCTTGCGCATCTTCACCTTGCCGGTGTTGATGCTGTCGATGCCGATCACCCCAGTGCCGGTGTTGTTGTGCGATGCGTCAAACAGCGCTACGCCATCAATACCAACCAGTGCCCCGCCGCCATTGGCGCCAGAGTTGCTGCCGGCAGTAATCAGGCCCCACGCTTGGTTTGACTCCATCAGCCGACAACCGCGGCCCAGTAGCATCGGTGCACGATCCAGGGCGTTCAGATCATCGTTGATCAGCGCCTGCCGGCTAACCAACAGCTTCCGGGTAAAGGTCTGCAGATGCCAAGTCGCCTTTGCTTCGACCATGGTGCCGGCGGTGTATTCACCACCTTCCAGGGTCAGTTCGGGCACCACCTGTCCCTGCAGCTGCAGGTTGGTGGCATTCTTGAAGTCGGGCAGGTCGCGGCGAACACCCAGCGGCTGCCAGGTCTGCGGCTCTTCCTCGTAACCCTGCAGCAGGCGCTTGCCGGCTACATTGGAGAAAATCTCAGGAAAGTCGCTGGTGCTGTGAAACGCACGATCGATCAGCCGGTTTTTTGACATGCCATCGGTATTGACACCGTTGGCCTCCAGCCACATCCGACCCATCTCCAGGATCGACCGACCGATGAACCTCCGGCCATTATCGGTGGGTTTTTGAATCGCATGGCAGCGATACTCCAGGCAGTCCTGGAAGCCGCGCATCAGATCATCGCCAGAGTCACGGGTGACCGCAATGCGGGCCGGATGGCCAGCGTGAGCTGGGGATTCGGTTTCAGTACGCTGCCGCACTTCACGCACCACTGCAGTAAGAGCTTCAATTTCGGTGCCGTGATCCCTCAGGATTCGCTGAACAGTGGGCTCGTCCAGCTTGGCCTCGCTGGCAGCGCGGCGGACG